ATTTTGATACCCTAACTAGGATACCTATAACCAGCACAAATAACAATACTCCACCAGCTACTATATATAAGCTAGTCATTTATCTCCATTCCTTGTATCCTCCAGGATCACACTCTTTAGGCCCAGCGATGAAATCAGGGGTACTGTTATAGTTAACAGTTATCTCACTGCCGGAGGATATATCTCGTTTAGCTACTAGGTCGTATCTATCTACTCCCTTGGTAGACTGCTCCATTGATCCATTACTGGAATTTCCATGGTTCAGCGTGCCTCCCATTTGAGTAATGACAGGTTCTGATCCATCCCTCCTGGCCACCACAGTACCTATGGCTGACCCCGCAGGGATGTTTTGATTAGCAAATACCCCCCTCCCGTGTATAGTAGAAGGAGATATATACCACTTCTTGAAATGTTCGTATCCACATGAGTCTGCCATTTTATTCATCATCCTTATTCTTGGCCTTAAGTACATTCAGTCCAAGTAGATTAACGAATCCTAGAAGTTTATTCATGAGATCATTGTCCACCTTGGTGGGAGTAACCGCAGCGAGTGCCGCACATAGGGCAATAACCTTAGCTACGATATCCAAAGCTGCATCTTGATTAGAAGTAAACCATTCAAACATTATTCTTCTCCTCCGCCCAATAGTTGTCGGGCACTGTTGTAGACATTACCGGGAATATCTCCCATCCTGTCAGGATTTTCCATGTAGTACTGGGCTTCTCCGCTTAGAGTTTCCATCACACTTGGCTCCTCCATACTGCCAGACTCCTTAGCTTGTCTTATTATCTCTGAGTAATTAAATCTAGGATCTATAGACCCCTCAGGCATTCCGGGAGTACGAGATAGAAATAGATTTGCATCGGCTAGATCTTCAAGTTTCTTCTCTGTCTCGATTCCACTATAGTTCACATCCATCTTAGATGCCTTAGGACCCCTACCAAAATTCTTGTCTGCCAGAATTCTCATATAAAGTCCTAGGGTATACTTAACCTTTCCCGAGGAGGCTTTCCCGTACTTTCCATATCCTGTCCATCCTCCCTGCCACGCATCTAGTATTACCCTAGCATTTAGCCAGTCAATCAATAATGCTCCCCGACTCTTCATACTCATAAAGTCGGACATATCAAATATAGATCCGGGGTTAGGAACCGGCATAGTGCCACCGGCCCGCTCCGACCTTGCGATAGCAGTACCTGCATCAGATCCATCAGGAAGAAACTTAATTGCCGCTAGTACATCATCAAAATTTCCTAGCTGCTCCTTAGTAGCAATATCATCAAATATACCCTGAGCCTTCATCTTAAGCGCCGTGTTTTTAAGGCCAGCCTTATCTAGTACGGCAACTCCCCCCTGCTCTGATTTCATACTATTCATCATATATGTAATTATAGAGGCGGTAGCGGCCCTATCCCCCTCTTTATTCCCGTACATAGTCCTAAACTGATTAACTATGGCGTCAAACTTACTCTTATCTGTTGTAAACTGTTCCACCAACAGTCTGCCAGATTCAGTATCCTCGGATAATATCCGCACAAATTTAGGATTCTTAACTACGTCTTCTACCCTTAAAGCGTACTTCAAGAGATCCTTCTTTAGTGCGGGGGGTACAACCAGATCCAGAGCCTTCTGACTATCTATATCCTTTGCTCCTGATTGAAAAAGGGTACGTATGGCACTAGGATCTAAAGAAGATATTCTCTCCGCATAGCTTCCTGCAAGTGCTTCCCACTCAATCTTATTCATCGCACCACTCTTATACAGATCATGGAAAGATTGCACAAGGAGCGGATTATTGATAGGATCTACTAACTCTCTGCCTATCTGAGTAGCCGATTTTGATGCGCTTGCTAGACTAGCTGCCTGAAACAGTCTATCCGTGTCCCTGAAACTTTTATATCCTTTGTTTACCTCTTTAAGTTGGGAGAGAGTTTCCTTGCTAGCACCTTTTGGGTTAAATAGACTCTCATACAGTCCATGTTGTATTTCCCTAAGCAACCTTTTATCTGTATTGGTAGTCAAAGACGTATAGTCTAAATTATCTGCTGTTGTCCTAAGTTGCCGCATAAATCCATAAGCAGTTTCACCAGAGACAGTTTCGTCTAGTTGGAGAACCTTAAGCATCAAGTTCTCTACGTCACCCCCCTTAGTTATACTATCCGCAGATATTTTTATGGGTCCATTAGGGCCATCGACAGTCTGATATTTGATGTCTCCTAGTACCCCTGCTATGTTTGCCTTGACTTTAGAAAGGTTCCAAGTAGCCCCTTCACCAGCTAGTTTTGTACCTACCTCGGTAAAATTGTCTGCCCATACTTTCTGGTTATGCGCCATCCAGCCATAGTAAGAATCAACTGTATTAGCTACCTTACTCTGCCAGCCTTCCTTTAGTCGAGGAATTTTTCGTAGGGCCTCTTTTCGCATATTTTTGTTAATATCTTCTACCAACATCATAGCGTCTGCTTTAGGCATAGTTCCAAGACCTGGACCTACTTCAGTCAGGAAATTATCTGCCATAATCATACCCTGCTGAATTCGTCCCTTTGTATCCCTAGCACCTCTAGTGGTCAAATTCCACATACGAGTTATCTTAGCCTGACCATTCTGAGTTACCATAGCGGGAAGAAGACGAGGACCGTTATACCTACTTATAGCCCTCTCCGCTTGCTTCCACATATCCTTGTGGGCTCCTCGAGATACGTATACCCAAGTAGCAAATGGTTTAGTTGCTCGTATAAATGATCTTGCCATCACCTCACCGGCGCCATTTGCTATGGCTACATCCCGAGCCTCATTTATCCTCTCCTGCAGGGATGGCATAGGTATATCATTGACCTGATTAAGATATTGATTTTCTGCCTCTATTGCTCCAACTCCGCCGAGTATAGACCCTGCTAGACGGGCCCCCCCTGATGCAACCCTAGCTGCAGCGGTATTGGTAGTTCCCTTCCCTAAAGCCTTGTCCATGACTCCAGTCTTCCGCACTCCCTTAAATGCCCTTCCTGCTGCTGAATTCCCTGCCATAGATCCAAGTATCTCACCAGCACCAGCAGCCATTTCATCTAGTGCACCTAGAGTAACAGTCTGAAACGGCTCATTCTCATTTCTTCTGGCGAACAACATAAGCTCACCATCCCGTATGGGATTGGAGATTATCCTGGTCTCTATTCCAGGTATGGCACTGTCCAGGGCCTTCTGCTCAGAATCCATACTAGTATCTAGCATACCTCTTCGAGCAAATACAGCCACCATCTCTCCATAGGTTAGGTCAAGATACCCACCCTTAATAGGACCGCCAAGAATATTCTCCATGTTGGTTACAGCTTCTTTATTGATCCAGTCTACATAATTAGCGTCAGCGGAAGGAAACATATCGGGATGGGTAAAGGGAGTCGCTCCAAGCATTTCCTGCGCCGCAGCCAGACCTGTCATGCTGTTTCTATTTAATTCCTCTGCGAATCCGGGAGCGCCCAGGGGAGATCCTCCTTCTATCCCCCTACGATTATACTCACCTACTATATCTCTCCAATTCAACGGAGTATCTGGCAATGGCCCCTGTACCTCGTTGACTATCTCCGGCGGCTGACTTCCCGTAAGTATGGACTCTAGTCCCTGCTCTAGTCTATTTTGAGGGGTTATATCTGTCGCAGCCTTCTGTCCCCCTACCCCAGGAAACATTTGATCTGCTACCGGTCGAAGGGTCTCCATGCCAAAACGCGTAGCCATATCCTCAAACCCTATAGACTTTTCTAGCCCTTTCCTCTCTATGAGATGCCGCATGGCTTTATGTACGGCCTGGTTCCGATCTGGAGCATCCACAGAATACCCAGGAAAGACTTCAAATTCTATATCAACGGGAGCCTTTTTATTATCTGCCATTGTTAATTATTACCTTTGTTCAGTAGTTCTAGTGTCATCTCATCCAGGAATTCATTTAGCTTTGTGTCCAGTTTTATAGCCTCCGAGGTGGATTTATAAAAAGGCGATCCTTGACTACCTAGTATCTCACGTCTCATTCCCTTTATCTGTGGTCCTCCGTATGGATGTCCTGCATGAAGGGGACGGGCTCCGCCAGTTCTCCCAGTATAAAACTCATAAACATTAGACCGCAACACACTACTAGGACTAGGAGGTAACGGCCGCTGCTTCAAAGATTCAGGCCACTGGAATATATCTGCCTTATTCTCTGCGTTTGTCATAAGTATTCCTATCTGACCAGTTATATACATTCCTAGATCTTCAGTATTCGAGAACTGATTAAATTCCCTCATAACAGCCTGGATCTCGGCAGCGGCGGGTGCCCTAGGAGAGGTTGCAGTTTTAGACAATCGCCCAGGGCTCCTAGCCTGTGCTACAAGAATTGCTAATTGCGAAAGTTGACCAGCGACATAGGCACTCTCTGTAGCGGTACCTCCTATACTCTCGGCCAGATCCCATACCCCCCCGTAGCCTCCATTTTCTAGTTGACTTTTCCAATCTGTCTGGGAGGGGAGGTTCAAAAATGACATACTCCCGTCATCATTACCTCCTACATTAATCCAACCAGATCCATTTGCATTGGGAATCTTGATAACCGAATAAGGATCTGGATCCCCAGACTTTTCCTGGATCTTACTCAATACTCCTAGTTGATTTCGTACACCACTAAATATGCGAACCGCATCTCCGAGAACTCCACGGGCTACTCTTGGATTTTGTCCAGACTTAAACAAGGTTTGTATGAAGGGCAGCGCGGTCCTGCCAAGAGCAGCAATCTGATTAGTTGTCCCCCGAACATTATGTGCGTCAGTAAGAAATCTATCGGCTGACTCATATTCTGCTTTTTGCTGAGGGGTCATATGAGTAGCATCGTATACTCCTTTCTTACCCAAAGATACTGTCCGGGTTTCCCCAGTTAGCCTATTCCTAAACACTGCCTCTTTTTGTACCTGGGCTATGCCTGCTTCTGACTGGGGAACTTCCTCCTCTGCTACACCAATTTTTTCCCATACTTTAGTCTCGTTCTCCACAAGCCTATCATACTCAGCTTCCTCATCCGCTACATTGCCTTGCCATGTTTGAACTGCGCCTTGAAAGAGAGATAGATACGCGGCGGGTGTTATTTCATTAGTAACAAGCTGCCCGCGAGCATTCTCCAGCATCTTCAGTCTTTCCGGAGACATAGAAGCTCCCCGCTCGGGATGGTGAACATCTTCTTGCAGTTGCGCGAGCAATGTATCGGCCTGTTTTACCCCAGCGATTCCCTGGATAGTAGATATCCTAGCTTGTTGCTCCGCTTTGCTAAGGGTACTATCCCCCATAATCTCGGCCACTGCAACATTAGGATCGGTGATGGGTCCAAGTGGAGAACGTCCTCCTCCTCCCCATGACCATGTGTCAGCCCCCGAAGGTTTCTTGCCTGTGAGTGCCTGGTCCAACCCTTCAGGAAGGAGAAGTCGAAGGAGGTGGGTAGGAGGAAACATATCCATCCCCTTCCCCAATGCGCCCCCTATTCCCGGAATGTTTCTTAGGTTAGGTAGTTCTTGATTGGCCTGGAGCTGTTGTGCCTCCTCCTCTCTGGCCTGGATCAATTCAGGAGGAGTACCCCCTCCAGGACCCCCGGCGACATCACTGTAGAGTCCCGATCCTTCTAGGAAACGAAGATCTGTGAATCGACTTTCCTTTACTACCCCTAGCTGTTTAAGTATATTCGCCTCCGCAGCACGCTCTATTTCATTGCCAGCCATTACGCATTCTCCTCTTCCATCTCAGATCCTTTGCGCTCAGCCCATTCAAAGAAGGGTCTCCAGTTCTCCCTGATACCATTAGAAGTTCTAATAGCCAAGGCCAGTGCCTCAGAGTGGTGGGTATAAAAATTCTTGAAGTGGAAGCTAGAATATCCAGTCCATCCTTCGGTAATCCATGCTCGGGCATTGAACCACTCAGGCGTGAACCACCCAAAGTATTCTGCCGCAGCATGGCATACCCCAAGTCCAGCACTTGTACTCTCGGATTCTCCGAAACTTCCAATTCCCATACCAACTGAGGTGGAGATCTGTGCGGGGATACCCAGAGATTGAATCATAGCCTGCATTCTCTTATCTCGGGACATCTCATCAAACTGAAACTGCGTGAGTTTCTCAGCTTGTTCCTTCTCACGCATTTCCCTGAATATCTGCGGGAGGGCTGACATCAAACTCGGGAGTTGCTGCCCAGCTCGGTCAGCCCTACCCTGTCGCCCGTATACGTCCTGGGCTGCTATAGGGGCCCTAGCCCTGGCAATATCCCCCAAGGCCCGGCTAATTATATCTGTCTCCCCCTTGTGCATATCGGAGCTTCTTCTATTCTGATAAGCCCCCATACCACCACCTTCACGTTTAAGGTTACCTGACTGTTGATATGCTTGTTCCATCACAGGGGCATCTATAGAAGCAGTTAAAGCGTCAAGCATGGTCTGGTTCATCCCTGACTTAGCTTCCTTCTGTATATCCCTATTATACTGGGCCTGATTCAGGAATTCCTGCTCCATCCCGGTAAGAGATTGCTGCTCTCTTCCACCGATAGCAGTAGTGGGAACCTGTCCAGAAGTCCACCCCTCTATCTCCTCCATGAAGCCTCCCGGCCCCAGGATCTTACCCATAATAGCCTCTTGCGCTCTTCGCTGATAGTCCTGTAGTAGATCTAAGGGTTTAGACCATTGACTAGATTCAGAATGACTCCCGGACGCACTTCCCATTTTTCACTCCTAACTTTCAATTATTGAATATTGCTATCTTATAGCTTCAGAAATATATTTTCGAATGAGCTGGGCTAATGCCTTAGTTTCCCGCTCAATATAATGTCTATCTTCTGTCTCTACGTATCCCTGATTATGTGCTTCTCTTACATAATTTATAATGTCTAAGACTTCCTCATATGCCTCTATCATCGGGGGCTGTCCTACCCATTCAGGACTTCCCGCCCGTAACTCTGACGCTCCCTTACTCCATCTAAGAGACAGGGCCTCTTCCAAAGGTAGGTTATATAATTCAGTGGTCATGTCAATCTATACCTATCTTCCTCTCGATATCGAATGGCCAGTGGACCTAACTCGCCCCCTCCGCCTGTTCCCGCTATACGGTACCTAAAAGTATCAGATACTCCCTGTGCATGTACCCTAGTCCTACTTTTTATACTACCTGCCGTAATAGTTTTCATGTCAGTAAAATTCTGGCCTCCATCTCGACTCACACTAATAGTAACTGATACTCCGTGAAGGGCCATATCTATAAAATCTGTCCTCAATTCTTTTTCAAATCCCGTAAAATCCTTAGTCTCTATAGACCAATCTATACCATATCCAGTAAAAAGATTACCCGGATCAATAGCGTCGGCAAAAGACCTATAATCTATATTATAAATTCCAAACCCACCTGCCCGTGAAAGCCTAGCAATAATAGAAGTGAAACTTATCTTAGTATCCCACGTACTTGAGTCCTCGGGACTGCCTACCTTGAAGGAACCTAATGTAGCGGGAGCAGTGGGTTGAGTTACAGAAGTTATCGTCTGCTGTGTAGTAGTCCCGTTATTGAGAGTGAGAACTACTTCATCGCCCACTTGAAAATCTATAGTATGATCAAAACTACCTAATGTCTGCCTAGGAGATATATTAGCCCCATCCCCGACATAAAGAATTGTCATAACAGGAGTATGCACAGGAGCGAGACTATCAGTACCTAACGTAACTGTAGGAGCATCAGAAGCCAACACTTCAGCGTTCCACGGAATGGCCCAATCACTCCAGGGACCATCTGCTGATGCCCATGTACTAGCCTTCTGACTGAAAGCTACTCCGCTTCCGCACATAGGGGTTGGAAAAGACCTAGCACTAAAAGTAGCTGATGAAGATCCAGCAGATAAACTTTGTATATCAAGTACTAACGCATCATATGAGTATTCTTCCCCTCTGGTAGGTATGAAAAAATACAACTCCCGGAACTCAGATAGGTATGCAGTGAATGTTCTATGCATATTAGAGCTATCTATCAATCCACCTACATCAAAATATCGCTGGTTAACAGGCCCTGATATAAGTTTGGCTGAGTAGCCTCCGGTGTACTGGTATATACCGTTAGGGGCCATGAATACATGAGAGTCCCCGGTAGAGAATATAGCCTGATTAGACACGCATCCGAAACCCTCACCTATCACCGAGGTACCTATAGACGATCCAGCGACAGCTCCCATAAAGGCGAATAGATAATTTACTGAGCCGGCGTAACTCATTCTAGTTATAGATCTAGGACCGTATACTATCATATCAGGCCCAAGACTCTTCATAGCACTTATCTCGGACCCCTCCTCAAGTATATCCTGCTGACCAGCATTATCAGAAGTCCATTCAGTAGGATCACCTATGTCACTCCAGAGAATAGTATTAGGTTTGGAATCCCCACCTAGGGTGCAATTAGCCAGTATTAAGGTACCCTTGAATGTAGCCACTGTCTGACATTTGACGTTAGTTGCGTAAGGAAGATTAGGAACCTTATATAGTTTATTTCCCTCGTAATAATACGGAACATCTACTCCATTTGTAAAAACTGTCCACGGTATGCCAGCGGTAGGATCTCCCCAGGGTACAGAGACTACTGATACATGCTTCTCCCTAGATCCGTCAAGGGTCTTTCCTACGGTGATAGAGTTTCCTGCTGTTACTGTTGCGCCCGCTGGAAGACCAGTAGTTAGTTGGACAAGAGTCACAGCGCCATCCACAACAGAACTGTTAATAATATCCTGATGTTGAGCTCCAGTATCTAATATGACACCTATCTTCATACCTGCTGCTGTGGGACTGTCACCATCTACTACAAAATCAGTGCCGACTACGACAAGAGCGGTCCTACTATCTGATGATCCAATAGTGGTGTGGACTACCCCGGAGTAGATACTTTCTTCAGGGGGGACATACTGCCACTCCCGGAAACTCTCGTCACCTATATCATATGTAGTCAACCTAAGTACCGTCTCATCAGTTATACCTAAGATAGTCTGCGCGCCTCCATTCTCCCATACAGCGGTGGTCCTGAGATTACCATTCCCGGTGTTATTACCCCCGAATAGGACATACCCAGGATCTACCCTAACCTTACCCTCCCGGAGAGAGAGATTGGATACATTAGGAGACTGACCTGCGGGGAGTAGTTCCGGGGAAGTAGTAGTATCCAATCCTCCCGCTAAGGAAGGAATCACGACTACTCTCCACTCACTATCTACCTTGCTAGGTACAACTTCTGCCATTATCTATTTTTTATCTCTTTCATTATATTAATAAGGAGGGGTAGTTCTATATCGGCAGATACATTTCCCATCTCCTCTGTCAGAGTGGCTAGCTCGGCTATCATTGTCTTGAGTTCCTCGGGAAGTTCCACGGGGACACCCTGTAAAGCCGCCACTACTGCATGTGCCCGTTGAATAATTTGAATATCGCTAATAGTTATGTCCATTTTTATACATCCACTGGTGTTATTGTTAAAGAAAACCCATCCAAAGCAGTAGCATATGCTAGCGCACTGTAATCTACTCCGGTGGTATTGTTATAGAATCCGTACCTCAATCTTACTCCATCCCCTGTTGACAAAGGAACTAGACAGGAACCAGATACACTGTGGGTATAGTAGTATGACCCGTAGGTTAGATATGAGCTAAAACCTGACATCCTCTGAGATCCTGCCACCTCGGTCCAAGTATATATATCATCCCCAGTCTCTTGCCACTCTAGTTTAGAAGCAAGTGCTACATTCAAAGAGCTAGAGGTGTACCATAGATTACCTTGCCACGAAACTAGAAACATACGAGAGGTGGTCCCCGCAGCAAAATCACCCGTATATACTACCTTTCCGGTAGCATCGGGAGAAAGTACATCTAGATTCCCTGCAGTAGTTTTATCATTGTTTGGGTGTACGGAACCTACCCACTCAACCCCTGGCCGACTTAGCCCAGTATAGTTTGCTCCTGGAGCCGCAATAACCATGCCGCCCTGGAAGTAGGCATTGCCTCCTGAGGGATTAGATGTCCAATCCTCATCGTTATCGAATAAAGATAGCTTCGTATCCTCTACGGCTACTGTCTGCCCGATGCCAAATGTGTTTGTCTTACTAATTACCAGCTCATCACTTCCAAGTAATGGAGTAAGGGCAGTGAGTTCAGGTAGTGTCGCTGGGGACCACTGTAGGGTGGTAGTCCCTGAAAGGGTACTAGAGGACATACCCGTGCCACTATTCCCGGCCACCGCCACTACCTTCGCTGCGGTGTAGTCCGTATTTATAGTACTACCAGTCCAGACACCGGTAGTGATAGCTCCTACGGTATCTATATTGGTAGTACCATCCCATGTCGATAGGGCCGTATCCTCCACATTTCCAAGATCAAGATCTAGCTTAACTTGTCCAGTAGTCCTACCTTGAATCTGCTGCGTTGCAGTAAACCTTGCATACTCAGTAATCGAAGGACTGCCAGATACAATTACCGTACCAGTATTAGTGGTATACCCGGCTCCATTTGTAATAGCATTGTTGTTCAAAGATATGTTAGCTGAGCCATTAAAACTTACGCCTGCTATATTTCTTGCAGTTTGTAGTATGGTCGCACTCCCAGCATTACCTGTAATAGTTGTCTGCACTATATTGGGAGCAGTATTAGTTAAGGTAACAATACCACTTGTGCCCCCACCACTCAATCCTGTGCCCGCAACTACTTCTGTAATATCTCCCTGGGGCACTCCAGATACGGCAACGTCTACATATAGTTTGCTGGCGGCATCGTAATCATCTACGACAATATCTACACCCTGTATACGTCCTGAGACGCCGCTAAGTGTTATATCTCCACCAGAAACAGTTAAGTCACCACCCAGGGAAATATCATTCTCAAAGGTTGAATTGCCTGCGGGATCATTTATTGTAACTGTATTTCTTCCTGCCCAGCCGCTACTCCAGTTATCAGGCGAGGAATTAATTATTATGCCATTTTCAGCATTTAGATACACATACTCAGCAGTCTGCCCCGTGGCATTGAGGCGGGACTCACCGGCATTTAGTACTAGTTGTTGAGAGTTAAGCGTTCCAAGTGTATTTGTCCGCACTCCCAGGTCAAACTCAGTCTCGCTTGTAAATGTCTTAGCCCCGCCAATATCCTGAGTCGCAGAACTGTTAACAAACTGGCTTATTAGGGTCTTTTTCTCAATACCACCCTCTAGAGTGATGAACTTATCATCATCGGCAAGGGTTCCAGAGAGAGGTAACTCAGACAAATCCAACGTTACTAGCGGAGTGGTTGTACCACTGGTTATATCAAGACCGTCACCTACACTCACAGAGGTTACAGTGCCTAGTTTATCCGTATACCCAGCATCATTATTGAACCCACTTATATCTATATTGCCTTTTGTAAGTCTTCGCTGAGACGGAGGTCCTTCAGATGTGACTACAAAAAAGTCTCCCTCCGCATTACTAGTGCTGGAAGCGAGATCAGTTAGATCCAGGCTCAGACTAATATCACCCGAGGTTCCGCCACCTTCTATCCCTGTTCCCGCAGTTACCCCCGTAATAGAGCCCGCTCCGGGCGCAACCTCTGATTGCCACCCATTAGCAGTATCATAAGTAAGCACTTCCCCATCGGACGGGGTCATGGATGAGTATACGTCAGAGAGATCTTCTATAGATATAGTGGTAGTATTTCCCAGGGCAACAGTTTTGCCTGCTACGGTGACCTCATTAGCTATAAGTCCGACCGTATCAGACCCTACGGTTATTCCCAGGCCCGCGCCAACAGCCAGGTTCGCACTACCAGAACTGGCTCCGCCTACCAGGCCATTTCCTGCAGTTACCGCAGTTATATCTCCGACATTGGTAGTCCACCCAAGATTGTTAATAAACCCACTTAGATTAATGACACTTTTATCTACCTGTTTCTGCGTCCCAGAACCGTTCACGGTAACAAAAAAGTCAGCATCACCATCTGAGAAACTTATAGGCAATTCTTCTAGTTTTAATGCAATATCTGGAGTTGTCCCGCCCGTTGACGTAATACCAGGTCCCCCGGTAACCGCAGTTACGGTACCTGTATTACTTGTCCATCCCAGATCATTGGGGAACATACTGAGATCCATGTCACTTATGGCAACTCTTTTCGGCCCTCCCGATGAATATGATACTACTAAATGCTCGCTTGAGGATACGGTACTAGTAGTGGGAATAAGTGTGGGAGTCCACTGGACAATAAAATTCCCTGTGGGATATTCAGTTACTTGTAAACCCGTATCCTGGAAATCCGTGACATCCCGCACCTTAGCCCAGGTATAATCAGGACCTATTACCTCCCCTTCCCATGTACCGTCTGTGATAGTACCAACTGTCTCTATACTATCCTGCCCAGCATAAAATGTAGATATGTTGACAGTATTCAGATTTACGAATATTCTATTTGCCGTACCAACAACATTAAGTGTAGGATTAACAGTGCTAGTTCCAGTCTGGGTCATCCCATTTCCAGCGGTAACACTCGTAACTGTGCCCTCGTACTCATCAGCGTCAGTGGCTGAGGCGAGTCCAGTGACATGACCAAATTCATCTAGGGCAATTTGTTGTATATAGGTCCTACCGCTGTTACTGACTGAAGACGCAGTAGATGTGTCCCCATGAGATAGAGTTACAGCTCCACTACTCCCGCCTCCATATAGCCCCGTCCCCGCAATAATGTCAGTGATATCTCCGATTGTCGGAGTAATAGCCTCCCATTTACTAGTCCCACTATCATATGTAAGCACCTGATTATCTGAGGGGGTCATAGAAGCTACATCAGTAAGATCCTCTATAGTAAGATCCTTGTTAAACCCACTTAGATTAATCGCAGATTTTAATGTCCTATCCTGATTATATGGATGCACCCCCGAAGTATCCACTGTTACAAAATAATCTGCGCCTCCGTCGGCAAGGTTTATATTCAGCTGCTCTAAGTTCAGTGCCAGATTAGGAACAGTCGCCGTTCCAGTATCTACTACTCCCGCATACGTAGTAAGTCCTGTGAGGGTTCCTACATTACTCGTCCATCCCGAGTCATTATCAAATCCGCTAAGTTTTATGGATGCTTTAGCTAGTTTGCGCTGGGCACCTCCCTCATCTAATACAACAAAGTAATCTCCGACAGCATCAACTGTACTTGGAGTAAGCTGTGACAATTCTACATTAAAAGTATATTCTGTAGCGGGCGGCGACCCCGTTGTAACAAGCAGAGCCCCACTATTATAGGTAGTGTCTGTGCTAGCTATGTTAATAGAGGCTGCCCCATTTGTTATAGCTATGTTTTCCCCTGCGGTAAGATTGGCCAGAACTGCCTCATTACCGGAAGATTTACCTATAAGTACCTGCCCGTTGGTCCAGCTAGTTTGTCCAGTCCCCCCAAATGCTGTTGTTAGGGTATCCCCCTCCCAAGTTCCATTATATATAGTACCTACGGTAGTGATACTACTCTGTCCTATATACGCAGCATCTATGTCGATGGAATCAGCTGATACTGATATTCTATTACTTGTTCCCGCAGCATTAAGGGTAACAATAGATGAGGTCCCGCCGCCTGTCAATCCATTGCCAGCAACTATAGTTAATATACCATCCGAACTCCAATTCTCATCGTTGTCGAACTGAGACAGGGGAATGTCAGAAATCACCGCCTGCTGGCCATGAGAATATATACCTAAGTTTTTATTTATAACTATGGAGTCAGTGTAGTTGATAGGTAAACTGACCTCAGGAAGATCTTTCGGATTCCACTGTATATACGGAGACTCAGCTCCCCCTATAACAGTGATCCCCATAGCACCATTTCCGGTGACTGTCTCAACTACACCAGTATTGGTTGTCCAACCTGCGTCATTAATTATACTATCACCGGATATATTAGGTTGACTAGCGGTAAGGAGGGTACCTGTTATATTATTAGCAACTACATTCCCTTTGCCATCTACATAAAATTGAACGTCATGTATTGAAGTTGAGCTAGATACACACTCAATAAACTTATATGCTAAAGATTCAGCATGAGAGTTTTGTATCTTTATATGAGATCCTGTACCCGTGGAGCTATTAAAATTCAACGCTCCTGTACTCATCTCTCCGTACATATAGTACTTATTAGCCGGGATATTATCCCCGATGCCACTCACTTTATTAGAGTTATCTATAATGAGGAGATTTTGACCTTCAGGATCAGTGCCACTAGCAACATTATGGCCTATAAAAATACTGTGGTTAGTTCCCTCTGGTACGGCCATTCCAGCGTTATGTCCGATAGCGACATTTCCATCCCCATCTACCCCGGAACCTTCCCCTCCCAACGCACCTGAACCTATAGCGATATTCTCTGACCCTGTTCCTTGAACGTAGACCTTACCATAATAAGCCTGGTCCCCAAAGGCTATATTATCGCTCCCGACCTGGAATCTTCCAGCCTCGGCGCCCACAAAAGTTACATTCGTGGCATCGCGACAGTCCCTTCCTGCCCTATAGCCTACAAAGGTATTATTTACTCCCCCAGTGTTTATATATCCTGCATCAGCGCCCACAGCCACAGAACCAACAGGGTTAGGATTATAATAAAGGGCCAATTTTCCTATCGCAGTGGCCTCGAGAGCATTCGTAGCCTTCCCCATGGCACCAAAGCCAACTACGGTGTTGGCAGTCCCAGATGCAAGCTGCATTGCGTATCCGCCTACCGCTACATTATCACTGCCGTCAGCGATGCCCATAGCCTTATATCCTATGGCTACGTTATATTCATTGTGTGCCGCATTGAGGTCAGTAAAGATACCCTCCCCGAGAGCCGTATTACGCTGCTTTCCCAGACTTGAACTACCCTCTAGATCTATAGTCCCGCCACTAACATTCAATGATTGAATACCACTGAGGTCAGTAATAGTTCCCCCGAGAGATACCTCGGTATCACCTATGGTGATAGAGCTATTCTCCAACCTGGCATTATCCAGAGTACCTATAATACCCGTCTTATCCAAATCAATAGCTATCTCATCACTAGCGAAATAACATCCCCCGTCTGACTTCAATCTAACTGCTAGGTCAATAGAACCATTACCGCTGGTGACAGTTATCCCCGAATTAGCACCTATAGTACCTGTCGCAGGAATGCCAGTAGTTCCACCTATAACCAACTCTCCGGCGGCAAGACCTACCGCCATTATGGTACCTCCCGTAGATACTAGGACAGAGTTAGCGCCAAAGCCTGTAGAACCAGTCCCACCATCGGTGACGGGGAGCACTCCGATTACTTGCTCATTGAGACTTATACTGTTGTCCTTGATAAAAACCTCACCTGAGGTTACTAAGAAATTGGTGTCGTTGAACTTAGCCACACCCTTATCTGTATCTGATGCGTCATCACCAGCTATAGTCACTATGCCTGAATCAGCTATTACACCAACTGACGTAGATATTCCATTATGACCCAGCAGGGCAACACCGCCCTCACTGAGCACTACACTACATGAGGTGCCGCCATCTGCGACAAGATCCAGATCTACGGCCGCAACCACAGTCGTGGCAAACGCAGTCGTGGCAACCTTAGTAGTGCTATCTCCGGCACTTTGAGTAGTAGCAGTAACCCCATTAGCCAAGACACTGGCAGCAGTCACATTCCCGGTGAGATCGCCCGTTACATCTCCGGTGACATCCCCAGTAACATCTCCTGTCACATCTCCGGTTAGGGGACCTACCAGCAAACTCCCTGTGATAGTACCAGATAGTGCGGTAATGTTAGAACCTGTATCTATAGCCCCGAATCCAGATGCAATAGACCCAGTACTTAACGCCCCTACAGTAGTTATATGCCCTCCGCCATCATAGAGTGGAGATATACTTACTGCACCAGTAGTCCCTGAGCCCACGTCAATCTGATCTGTAGTGCCCCTTACCGAAAGGGTAGGATCAGTAGCACTACCGTCGTGGATCAGGCCTCCATCGACAGATACAGAATTAACACTACCCGATACAGTACCTATGGTGCCCCAGGCGCTACCCGTAGAAGTCTTAACCTCAATAGCTCCGCCATTTATTCGAAATCCGATGCCACTGGCCCCTGTAGTAGCCCCGAAATTCAAATAAGCGGCAGTGTCTGACAACTGATTGGTAGCACTATCACTGGTTACCCCTCCAGCGTCCCATGTACCAGTGGTAATGGTTCCCAGAGTATCCAGATTAACACTTCCCTCGTATCCGTCTTTCAGCCCCTTAGGAGTAACTGCCAGAGCTTCACTGGTTCCTGTGGTAGTCTCCGCAACGGTTGCCAGCTCTACAATACCCTTTACAAGATCAGTTGCGTCTTGTACGGATATTGTTAAAATCTGCCCCGATGCCGTAGTAGATACCGCAGTACCCCCTACCACAGACAAAGTCTGGGTATTTAGATCTACAGATCCACTGCCCGTGGTGCCTGAAAATTCTAGGCTATCCGCCGCGCCGGAGGTATTAGCCCGCTCCAGGGACAATCCATCTACATAGTAAACAGCCCCCTCATCAGGATCAGCCGGGGTCGCAATAGAAAGGCCCACAATAACATAGGATGTCGCAGCAGGGGCTACCTTATTGGTTACGGTAAACTTAACCCAGGTATTTGTCGCTATACTATTAAAGGTCTCTGTGGAGGTATGGGTAGCAATGACAGTCCCATCCTTCTTTCGAAACTCTATGAGGGCAGTAAGAAGGTCATCATCGGCGGGCGCTGATCCATGATATAGTGCTCGAAGAGAAAAGCTATATGCCTCTCCCTCCTGAGCTTGAACTAGACCCGGACCATAATCAGTGATATTCCCCAGATCCCCGCTGCCCTTCAGGGAAGCATCCGCATCCTGTCCTAGACTGTTATATCTGGCAACATATCTTCCCTGGAATGGGTCTACCGAAGATGGTTCCTTAGTAGGATCTATCCTCTCCCATTGAGGAATCTTAGTGCCTCCCCCTCCACCGGCTGTACGGGCGTAGGTTTTTGGGATATCTGCACCTTCAAATGTAGGATTATCTATGAGATTAGAGGTGTTAGTTGCCAGAACATGGGTCTTGGTTACTGTATCACTCCGGATACTTAGGCTATCCACAGCCTGAGGAGATATATTATCAATAGAAGATAGAGCGATAGCATCAACTAGGCGATCTACATAATTTCCGACTAAGGATATATAGTCATGGACATTATCGGGAGTAATAGCATCTTTATTAACGCTCAACTTCCCTAGGCTGTTAATTATATTAGGCAACTATTTCTTACTTCCAATTAATTTGGGATGTATCGGGTTACCAGACTCTATAGCTTTTTCCACTCCAATAGCCACAGCAGATACAACAGCATTTCGCATCTCACTTAACTCTCCACGAACCCCCTCAGTTTGTCCATATCCTTGCAATAACCACCGAGGAAGGATTCTAAGAACACAATCAGAAACTATCCTCTCCTCCCCAGTCTGAGAATTGCTCTCTAGTACCGCAGGCACCCACGCAGGACATCCTCCGTCCTTATCCGCTTTCTCAGGACACCTCTTCCCTCCGATGATGGGGCATCTATGGGACATTATGCGTCTATTACCCCGTCACCCTTAATGCATTCCAGTGCAGTAACGTAGTTAGGACGCCATGCCAAGAGAGCTTTCTGGGAATCTCTGTTCTTAATTTCATGAGAATGGTCTTCGCCATCGTCGCCAGAGTTATAGGTCTTAAAATAGTTACTATCGGTAGTACTAGAAATTCCATTCCCAGATCCAGTACCCGTACCGTCTCCCTGATCCCCATCACCATTAGTTCCAGTATAACCACCCTCGGGCCGACTCTCGAATATGGTATCCTGAGCAGTGTTATAGCCGCCTTTAGCATCTACCCCGGTAGGCTTAGTATCTAACTGTTTCGCACCAGGAGTTGTTTGAGTACCTGGGTTATCGGTGTCAGTAGCCCCCCAACTAGCACCCATACCAAATATGTGACCCTTGTTCGCGCCAGCATTTCCAACTTCCGCGCCATATGTCTGGGTCCATGTGTAGTGAGTATGCCTTGGCATCTGTTCTACATTAAGCCCAGTGGCCTCAGTAGTACCATCAGACCCAAACTCGCCCTCAGCAAAACCTAGCCCCTGCATCAGCCAATTTCCCCAGACAGTGCCTCCGGTCTGAGTACCGTGATCTGGATCTACCCCAGAATCAGTGTTATTAGTGAAAAGCGGGATTCTATCTTTATTAGTCTCATACAGGGTCCATCCCAGCGGGACAGTATCCTGGACAAAAATCATATGAGATCCGGTAGGGATATTAGCCAAGTTTCCCTGGCTGGTAAGCTGACTTAGCTTAGACAGACCCCCCGCATCATATCGGTAAAATAACTCAGTCCTCTCAGGAAGAGCTGAGTGGTCCCCACCAGGATCTACTGCTAGGGAGTATAATCCTCCACAACTATCTGCGGTGTCCTCATCCACTATGAACGTAGGAGCACTCGAACTCGCGATAAGTGTAACCTTATCATGCTTACCGTCATCATCCGTAGACGCTTCAGAGGGGTCCAGTTTATGATCGTTCGCCACTACCTGGGTAATGGACTGTTTAAGTTCCCGAATCCTCTCAGCGCCCTCGGATATATTTGCAGCATCAGCCGGAGTGCCCTCAAAAGTAGTATTCCACTCCTGAGCAGCCATATTAGTTACCTATCCCCGCAACGAAAGGATCGTTCCAGGGCTCTCCCATAAGGTTTCCGCTGGTAGAGGAAGTTCCCCTACCCGTTATTACATGTGAGGGCTTATCCCCATCAGAATCAATAGCATCCTGTAGTAGGGCACTTGCCATCGCATAGTACTGAATACCAGATTCTCTCATTCCCAGCTGATGAAATCCCATAGAGCTAGCAAAGCAGATAAGAATATCATCCTTTCCATCAAAGGCAGAATAAGTACTCGCCGTAGGAGTAGCCATATCTAAGGGCCATGACCAATATCCTATTTCCAGAAAATACTTCTTATTAGGTATCTTGTACAAATACAGTTGTTCATTTTCCGCTGTAAATGCACTAGGATACCCCTGTCTCGCTAAGCTACTATTGGCAGTCGGGATAAGTCTATGGAATTGCCGTCTCCCCATGTAAGAAAGCATATACGATCTATCATAGGGGACGGCAGCTCCAAAACTAACCCTGACGGATTCCATAGCCCTGAGGCCCCCACCTTCGTAGGTTATAGCCTCAGCTTCGTGACCCGTTATCCCAGACGCAGAGCCTGGTTTCTGGTTATATACCTTGTAATCCGTAGTAGAGGAGGTGAGAGGATCTATGGTGACAGAAACAGTTTTATACATTTCTTGAAAGTTGTGCATTCTGGCAAGCCTAACCTGACTAAGGTTAAGCCATCTCAGTTTCTGAGTGTCAGTGACATCTGTTCTGTCACCTAGATTCTTCTCTATCTCTTCTATGAGTTTCTTGGTAGTTAAACCACCATCATAGGCCATTTATCCCTCCTTAGAAAGGAAAGTCGCAAACAATTTCCTTGGCGCTCGCATCATCAGCGACGGCGACAGGAACATCTGTGACCGCTGAATTCACTACCAGCGAACCATCAGTCACTCCAGTAGCAGTAGGACCGGCAGTCAACGACTGTCCGTCAGCCCCGCTATCAAGAGCGACTGTCAAAGTCGCGGGACCTTTGATCTGAATCCATCCATAGTAGGTGTCAGTGATAACAGACTGAGCCACGCCAGCTCCGACTTTTAGAGAAGCACTCCAATCAGCCGTAATCTGAGATGTGTCCGTAGCCATATCTCCTGCCGAATCGTAGTATACAACCTGACCAGCCGCAGTAGCTACCGCTCCCCGCTGATTGTGCTGTACCCATTTGTAGCACTTATTCCCCTCCCAGCGAATGGTCCCAACCTCTTCGAGGTCAGAGGACGCATTCACATCCAGGGGAGTCTGAAAAATACGCTTGATTCCTTCAGGCATTTTAATCAATAATCCTTATAGTAAAAGTAGTAAGTTTAGTAAACGGTGCTAAGAGTCAATACTGTGAATTACACCGTGAACCTTCCGACGGTTCGTTGTCAGATTGCCAGCAAAAATAACCTGAGCGGCTCGATCCTGAATCTGGTCCGGGATCGGCTTCCACTCGGTCATATCGAAGTTCATCTGAGGGTCATACTTCAACCGCAAGAAACGGGTATTGATGAAGTACATTCTCTCAGCACCTGCATTTGCCGCAGCAGGACTCCAGACCATAGGAATTCCCTTGAATACCTGATGAGTGAAACCGGCATCGGCCAATTCCTTATTCACGATCTGCTGGTAGGCCAACGAGAGCTCTTCATAATTCTCGTAAGGTACCTGACCTGAAAGAATCAGATCCGGCGTATCCTGGCGAAGATTATTGGAGCAGAGATTAAGCATGTTAGCCATAACCCCTTGCCCATCAGCAACGAATGTAGTGTAACCAGCTGCAAAATCAACTGTCTGATTCCTCCACCAACTATAGGTAGCACTGTTAATGCCGCCTGTAGTTCCTGTAGTAGGATCATCAGCAATTAGGTCTACAATACCATTCATCTCCATGCCCGTCTGAGATGAAAATAGAGTAGTCTCCATAGTATCAACCAGGGAGTCCCGACTATTCTGCATCTTGGCTAGGGCCAGGTCAATGATCTGGTTTCGGCCACGATTCTGCTGATCGTCCACGCCAAATCTGACGATGGAATCAGCAAGATATCGCCACTCCCAGATAGCTTCAGTCAGAAACTGATTGTCTGACAAAGGCATCGTAGAACCCTTTTGCACCCATCGGACATTTTCCGACTTAGCATAGCGAAGAGGTTCCGCAATAAACCTACCACCAGGGATAGGATCCATATTACCCTTATTCTTCATCCAGAAATAAAAGGGCGTAGCGTCATAAATCTGATCCGCTACCTCAGCTTTCATATTCTGCCACGTAGTCGTGTACAGATTATCAATGGATTCAGTTCTAGTCTGAACAGCCATTTAGTCTAACTCCTTAATTTGCTATTTCTTTAATAATTGACTCAAGGCCTAGTTCGTCCCAAGCTGCGTTAGCCGCATCTTTAGCCTCCATCCTTTCATTCCTACTGGACTTTCCAGAGGTAGGAAGGAGACCTACGAACGGGTCAGGCTCTTGGGGAGCCGTCTCCCTCTTTTCGCCGTCAAGCCGGGTGACCTTCTCAGGATCCTTAGCTTTAGCGAGGACAAGAGCTTCTTCTACTGAGATAGCCCCTCCCTTTTCTTCCATAATATCTCTAACTTCATTAACGAAAGAGTCGAAGTATGCCGTATCATCGTTACGAAGTTTAACAACTTGTTCATCAACCGCTGTACGGGCTGAAGTATTATTCAAATGTTGAATGCCTTCTGCCAAGGGTCTTAGTCTTTCTTGGAGTCTACTTTCCATCAATCCTATCATACCCTTGTTATCTAGCATCTCAACATCCGTATCCTCTGCAACAGGCCCATGGGCTGATGCTTCGGCTTGCGGTGCCGGGGCACTTCCCTGAAGAGAGTCTATTTGTCCCTTGGTGGTCTGTAGCTCCTTGTACATATATCGAAGTGCATTTACAATTTCCTCGTTTCCGTGTCCAGGAGCCTTCTGAGGAGTGGCCTGGGGTTGCGGAACTTCGGGTGTAGCTTCAGGTGTGGTTTCGTCTGACATGATCTTACTATCCCTTCTTGGAATTTAGTTTGGAAACTCGTCTAGCTCTATCTCTTATCAAGAACGCTCTTCGGTACTGCATATTATCTCTTATAAGCAGCCCGAAATGAATGGAATCCGACTCGGTTAGATCGTAAGAGGGAACATTATTCTTATATGTTATCACAATCTTACCATTAGCTCCTCGTTTTTTCTTATCCGCTAACTTCTTGGGAGCCGGGGTATTCTTTTCTTCTTTCTTCCTGGGCGGAATCGACGTACTCGCCGTGGGCTTTAGTGTCGAAGACGGAGTCTTCAAGGTAGATCGATCTGAGTCCTGAGGCATCACATGCATTCCTTAATTGTTGTGGAGTATCACAATAAACAGGCTTCGTGCCTACGTTATTGTACCATCCAGTCTTAAAAAGAGCGACTCTGGGCGCGGATAAGAGGATGGATGCCCCCATGCACCCACAGCCAGGACACGATGTGTCATATCTATCGCTGACAGTATTCGCGCCTTCATACTCAAGTCCGCACCCAGAGCATTTATAGTCGTATAGAGGCATATATCTATTGACCCCCTGGACCCCTGGGAGTAGCGCCTCCCTGGGCCGCTCCAACTTGGTTGGTGAGAAGGGACGCAAACTCACCCACGTTTAGAGCACTACCAGGGGAACCACCTGCACCACTCTCAGGGGCCGGTAATGCTGCCATGAGGTCATCAAGTTGAACCCCCTCCACCTCTGTTAGTAGATACTGGGTTAATTTAACAGGATCTATAAGGGGATTATCTTTTAGTATAGTGTATACCTGAACTGCCTTCTCTTCCCTGACTTCCCTTGTCTGGGGAGCAGATGAATCAGGATCTATTCTAGCAACATACCTACCAAGATTTAGCGCGGCAGGATTAAATTTAACCCAGAGTTCTCCTCCTCCTGGCCCTACCAACTCCACTACTTGCTCACCCTGCCAGAAATCGAACAAAGTCTCGTTAATCATATTCATAGAATTAACCAACATATCTGCTACGTCCTGCCGACGTTCGTCAATCCTAACTTCGGAACCCTGTTGGACAATGGATGCCTCAGTGGCCGAGGTATCACCTCGACGGGACTGAAAGTCTCCCAACTGGTTCCGAGAAAATCCTAGCGTCTCCCGGATATTAGTCATAACATCATTCTTATTCTGGATAAGCGTAGCTATGATATTAATATCGTGGGAGAGGTAAGTAACATCGGAGAGTTCTCCGGCTACTTTAATAACTGCCTGTACATCCTCAGATTGAAGTAACTCAATCTTATCATCACTCAGGACACCTTCCTTAGCAAGTATCTTGGCATACAGGGTCCTGCGATGCTTCATGAGTTGGGTATTGATCTCATTGATCTCCCGCTGCATGGGCTCGAGAATTTTCATGTCTGAGATACACCAGAAGTATTCATCATCTGGATTAAATTGTACTGGAAAGTAGTTGAATCCTGTATTTAATCCCAGGAAATAATCATCTTCTTGTAGCAGAACCGCCCCTCCCATATTGGAGTAGGGGGCAAGAAGGAAAACTTGATTAGTCTTAGCATCTCGAACTTCACATAGGTCTATCATGCTAACAGGGGTATACTCCCCACTTCCAAAGTCACTAATACCCTCAACTGCAGTACCTACAAGATTACCAGTATTCTTTAGCCGAGGATCATTCTGTACATCATGAAGAGGTCGTCGACTCCACTCGGCCACCCACCGGCAGTCCCTCCACGCGCCAGCCCCAGCGGGGACTATCATATCCTTAGGATGGATAGATCTAAACCAAGGCTCTCCAGGATTTACATTAGGATCATACTCAAATCGCTCAGTGAGGCCCCCAGATATCTTCTCTGGACCATCCGTCCCAGGACCTGAAGTAGATTGTATACTGGAACCATATCCAATCTTAGCAAAGCCAGTACCGAACATATATGTATTTTGAACGATCTTCTTAATCTCTCGTTTAATACCCATACGCTTCATTAGCTTATTATCTATACGATTAACTATCATGGCAAACGCCACGTTTAGATTGCCCGGTTGTCCTGGACTAACGGAGACAGCAGGGTTATTAAAATACACCCTCGGGATAGTGGCTCGAAGCATAGAGAAAGATACATTGACCGGGAGAACACCGCTATCCCAGTTTCCTCTATATGCACTACGCCACTTATGCCAATTAGCTTCGTAGGCATACTTCTTCCTAAACTCTTTCCCGGCACGGACCTGATCCATCCACCAAGAAGGGTCTACTTTACCTCCGGGACTGTATCCCTCAATGGCCATTCCGACTCCACCACCGGCGCTTAATTATTTTCTTTTGGAGGATAGATTCAGGTTTAAGACCTGCCCCTATCAGATTAGAGACCACTTGGCTCAAAGACACAGCAGATCCATTAAACCTACGCAGGACATCTGAATACTTCTTATGAAGTCTATCATCTAGTATAACCAGATCTGCGTGAGTTATAGCACCTACCCAGTCCCCAAACATACCCTCTACCTCAGGGGGCATATCACTGGATATGGAATATCTAACCACAGTATGTCCGTTATCAGACATTGTGCTTTCTAAATCCTCCATACCCTCATCAGTCACTAACAAAACATACATCCCTTTTTACCCTTGTCCCTCAATGAATTAAAGTATCCTTAACAGGAAACCCGTCCCGATTACCTTGCATTTCTTTAAGAATAGTGTTAAAAGTAAAAGGACCATACTCTCTCTGGGCAGGAGAAGGTTTACCAGCGGCTGCTATCATAGAGGCATTATTTATACCTGTTGCTGCACATGCCAGAGCCATAACGCAGTCATCATCACAGCCACCTTGGGCCGCCATACGTCCATTGGGATGTTCTATAAACGTAGACAACTGATCCCGAAGAAGAGGACTAAAGATAGTAAGTCCACCCAAATCCGGGTCTCGGGCCAATATAGCCCGAAGCCTCCCGATCATTAAAGGCTTACTTCGAACAGTAGTCCTATACCCCAGATTGTGCAGTCGTCTTTCCTCAACTGAACTACTGGAGGAAGGAGTCCTATGTAATCTATGCGACGGGTATATCTTACTCAACGTAGCCAGGGTTAAGATACCATGATTATTGGACTCAACCACAAAATAAGGATTATGAAAATCTTTTAGGATAGAAACACACTTATGGGCGAATGCCTCGGGGTCCAGTGCGTTATTTGTATATTCGAGAACCTGCTCCATAGTCTCTACACAAATAATAGATATAACACTAGAGTCCTTCTCAACACCACCTGATACATCAGCCCCGGCGGCATATGTAGAAGTTCTATTAGGATGCCCGTTGAGTACCCGAGTCTTATTATCCACCTCGACCCACTCAGGAGATGTCACATGATTAACCTTGTGAAATACACTCTGAGAAGAGGCCTGAAAGCACTCATCCAGGGTCATGGGATATTCTTGCATGAATGATCTTAGATCGTAATCCAATTCCTCCAGCTTAATACGTCTCCACGCTAACTGCTCTGGAGTAAGGATACCAGACAACTTATCCTCTTTCAGATCTATATCCAACCTATCCATGAAATCTGCCTTCTCGGCATCACTCAAGGCATAGGAATATTCAGGGAAGGTATGCCACGGGAGAAAATGACAGGCCCACTGAGAGGCTCCTTGATACGCCCGGAAGCATCTTCGATGATAATCGTTAAAACCATTCCCCGTGGATTCTATGGCTATCTCACCATGTCCCATCGGGACTGCCTGAAAGAGGCCCCGAATCAACTCCTGGGGCTTAGGCCAATAGGCATATTCTGAACAGTGGAGGTGAGTGATAGTATCCCCTCGTCCAAACTTACGAGAACCTGCAGTCCCGATATAAAACATAGAGTCATTCTTAGGAAAAGTAATAAGATTAGCCGAGCTATTATGAATAGCAGGGGCAGGGCCCCTAAAATGGTTAATGTAATACTTTACCTTAGAAAGCATCCGCTGAGTAGATTCCTGATCGTGGGATATAACCACGGCCTTGGTATTCCTCTTACCTAGACAAGCGATAAGATAACGAGCCAGGAAATAGGAAGAGACTCCTTCCTGACGAGCTTTGGGAACTAAGTCCCGTCCCGTTAGATTCTTGTCGAGGGTACGCTGAGCATCATTCAGTTCAAAATCTACGTCATCTCCATGCTTGTCAGAGATACGTAGAAGATTCTGAATGGCAAACCCTTCGGTTGTAAGCCCCTCGTTATCCAATTAACTAAACCTCAATTATTGAACGACGCTAAGTTCCCTATCAGCAATTCTTCGCAACTTCTGCTTACCGATAGTAATGTTAATCTTACCGTCCCCTTCGATCTTATAAATCTCCTGCACTATATCTTCTGCGGTGCCTTGCATGACTTCCGCAGGCTTATCCATCTTACCCTGGCTCTTCAGGATAATCTTAGCGGCCTCCAGAGCACACCGCATATCCTCGCCTTCCATAGCATATTTTAAGGTATCAATAGCGGGGCCCTGGAGAGCCTTAAGCCGAAGATCATAATGGGAGACAGCCTGCTCGATAACTTCCTTGGAACGCGGATTGTTAACTATGGCACTGACAGTGGAAGGGGCACAACCCAGAGCGGTGGCAATCTGGGTGGGGGAGTGCCCCTGTAGGTATAATGCAAGCATTCTCTTATGTCGAATAGAGTATCTCTTAAGAGGCTTAGCACTAGACTCTTTAATAGTTAAGGAGATAGGAAGTAGGGAATCAGTATTAAGGGCCATTACCTGAAGTACCTGTTTCCACTACCAAATAGGATATCGGTAAGCATTTGTGATTGATCCTGCGCGTAGCCGGGAGCTTGTCCAGATCCTATCCCAGGTTGCATACCTGTGGGAGGCATCCAACTACCACCCCCTTGCATAGGCTGAGATTGAGCACCTAGTCCGGTCATAGGAGGAATATTTGCCTGGGCCTCTTTTAACTGACCTGCTAACTCAGGACTTATGCCAAGAGCTTTTCCGAAACTATCTTCGGCACTTTGAACAGCCCTGGCATATCCCGCAAGGGCACCTGCTATCCCGTCCTCTTCCTCATCCTCATCAAGAGGGAGATTTAGGGCAGGGAAGTTAGAAGGATTTGAACTATTGGCGGCCCATCCTCCTGAAGTCTCCGGTGAGCCCCCGCCAGGATATGAATTATACATCTGAATGTTAGCGAGATCTTGCAGCATCATGGGAGTAATCTGATTACCCGAAACAGTGCTTCCCACAGGACCACCTGATCCGCTTATATCGGGAGCATTGGCCCCTTGACCAGACGTAACTCCTTTTTGTCCTTGCTGTCCCCCAGTAGCGCCACCTAAGGCCTTGCCCAGGGCACTGCCACCTAAGGCCTTACTGGCTCCGGCGACAGCACCGCCCGCGCCTCCTAACGCACTTAGTATTGCTCCCCAAGCCATAACTTACCCCTTTTTATTAGGATTACCAGACATAACGCCTGCTTTACCGGGGCTCTTCAAATTACTTGCAGGAGAGCCATCCGAGGCATGAGAGAGGGGTCCCGGGTTAGGACCGCTAGTGCTTACTGAGCCCTTGGCATACGTACCCGGCCCGCCTGAGGTATCCAGAGAACCCCTGCCGCCTCTCATGGTACCGTTCCCCATAGGATCCGAAAACTTCTTCTTACCCATAATAGTATTACCTACCTTAGTGTGATTACCAAAAATCTGTTTCATTCCTACTAAGCCAAGAGGCATAGGAGGACGGAGCACTTTAACACTCATTTACACATGGTACCAGACGTATCCATGCTAAACAATGTTTTAATGCGGTTCTAAGGAATAAACGTCGGGATACATAATAATGATGGAAGGTCAATCCTCCACGTGCCGCAAAGCGGCTATCCGGGGCTGACCTCCCCATACTAACATTCTCGAAGTAAACAATCAATTATTGAACGTTACTAATCCGTTCTCTAGTAACGTTCGGTAAAATCTAGTCCATTTGAGACATGGGTTAGAAAGGGCAGGGGGGTGGGGGAGGGGGGGTGCGGCGGTAGTTAGGTACCTAACTAAATTATATGTCTCCTAATGGTAAGGGGCCTAGTAGTATGGCCCCTAATAATAAATTAGTAAATAATATGGCACCTAATAATCCATTAGTAAATAGTATGGCCCCTAATAATAAAGGGCGAAAGAATGGGATGGCACAATCTTTGCACCACCCCACTCTTTACGTTGGCATGCTCTTTGCTTTAAGCGTTATCAAGAACCTCCCGAAGTATATCGGCATGCGCATGATTCCCTTCCGCCTCTGCCTTTTGAATTTCTCTTTCAAGTACCGTCTCCCGTGCGGAGCGCTTCTCTGCACGTTCGTACAGTGTGACAAAATCAAAAGTCTGATCATCTTCGGGCCACTCTCCGTCACGCTTAAATTCAGGACGGAGTACGCTATTCTGAAGTTTGACCCTAAGACTCTGCGATTGGGCACACAGTGTGCTTGCGATTAGCTCAGGTGTCATCGCTCCAAAATCAATTTTCAGATCGTGATAGGTTACAGTGTCGGTTGAACCCTTGTCCGCCTTAATCTTGAAAGTACCAATTGAGAGAATCATGTGTTTTATGTCCTTTTGTGTGGGGCGCTGTATTGCGTCCGACATCACCTATTATCCACATTAAAAAGAGTCCGTCAAGATACTCTGACAAAATAAAAATCTTTTTTTGTCTGCAAAGTATGTGCCAAAGTGTGAGCCTATGCAAAGTGCGTGCCCTTGCAAAGTGTGCGCCAACTCGCAGAGTCCCCGAGGGTATCCCCGTGGGAATCCCCGTGGGGATGGCTCGCGCTCTATATGATAGCGCATAGTATTTAGTTCCAGTAAGACAAATGAAAGCTAAAAGCTAGCAGCTCCTAGGAATCTTCACTCTATGTGGTAACGCATAGTCTTTTAATACCAGTGGAGGAAGCAAAAGCTAAAAGCTAGTAGTTCTCCCCCTCGGGTTCATGCAATCATGCAGGCCTGCATGGGGTATGGGTATGAGAGTGCATTATATTGATTTATTATATACTAGCTAATATCACCTTGGGCGTTATGATAGAAAAAAAAATATATCAATAAAGATAAGAGGTACTACCCTACCATGTAGAAGAGAGAATACATCATGGATGATGGGGTTACACCCGGCTGGCACGCATGCGTGCGTGCGTGCATGAATGATGTATGCCTCTAATAAAGGTTGCATCTAACCTCAAGGTGTGGTATAATGATTGATGTTAGCGGAGAGCTTTTGCTAACCTTCAATAATTGAAAACCTCTAAAAGGACACAATACTAACATGGCACATTACGAACACCTTGCCAAGGAGATTCCTAATAATTCTTTAACCCGTGGATGTGTGGATTATATTAATAAGAAGATGAAAGATTCTTCCTCGAAGTATAGGTTGAGGATTCGCTACCGTGTACCCAAGGATGGACAATATGGTATTGGTGGGCACGTAGATAAAGCAAACTCCACTGCCTTTTCACTATATCTGGTTGAGACTTCAGCGAGTATAAAGGCCACGGCGGCGGCAAAAGAACGACTTTTGAATAGATTCCGAGAAGAAGATGCTAACACGAACATAGAATGGCTGAGGAGCAGTGCATAATGAAACCTCTAAGAGGCGCTAAAGTACGATGCAAAGTCTGCGGTTTTCGCATCCGTGGAACCAAGCACGAAGAGGGTGACCATCACAAGAATGGTCGCCAAACTAAGAAACCCACCAAGATAAGGAGGAACAAGTAAAATGACCAATCCTAAAGACTCAGAGTGGACAGAGGGAGAATCTACCTTGCCGAAGGGTTCTGAAGGGTTTTCAAGAGTGGCTGGTCGATACACTCCAGACATGACTCAGGGTGAGAAGGGATATCTTGACCTAACTAGTCCTACCTATGACGAGAAGATCGTTGAGATAGAACTAGACAACCGGGAGGGCCTCCCTGCTCTGTGGGCGAAAATCCCCCTGAGGCAGATCATACACTGGAAGGCCGCTTGTAAGCTGGAACTCAAAGGGATGAAGCATAGTAGAGGATCAGTATTCCCCTACGTATTCGGTGCCTTTGAGATCCCTCTGGACCTTCGGAGAAAGAAGGTCATGAAACAGGAGATGGTGAACATGCTGCAGTTTATTGTAGATGAGTCTCTCTCCCCTGGATCTCGTGGAGATAGAACTTTAATTCTTGACGGGTTCAGTACTAGACTAGAGAAAGGTAACAAATGACCAAAGAAGAACGAGAAGAACTAAAACACCATCAATGCTCTATGGACGACAAGTGGCCCCTTCATGACGGTAGAGGGATCTTCTGCTGTTATGTCTGCGACCTCTGTGAAGAGGTGAAGAGTTCTCAGTATCGTCCTGAGGTTATGAACTCCTGGTATGATGCCGGAGATGTGGATGAGCCCATAGAGGCTGATGAGTACTATTAAAAGTTGCATCTGATTTCCACCTGTGTTATAATGTATTTATCAACTAGAAAAGGACCACTATCATGAAAGTCACAGATATTCATCAGAAGTATGATGGCGAGCCGCCGGATAGAGTCGTGCTATGGAAGGCTCTTAAGATGGTTCAAAGCATAGAAGCAGATCTTGAAGATGTTAGAGTTGCACTAGAAAAGATCCTGCAACCGGAGGATTTTAGGCCGGAAAATTAGATCCTTTATTCTGTCACTCTATAAAGGGTGGCAGAATATCGGACCTAGTTTCAGGTTCAAACAAGGAGGGACAGATGATCTATCAATTGAATTTAGATTATATTAGCATAGGGCTTCTTATCATCTCATCGGGTTTATTCTGGATGAGTGGATACATGGTAGGAGCTATTCGTGTCACTAGACAAATAGAGAAAGAACTCCGAGAAGATAAATACATTACTGAATATCCCCAGGATATCAAGGAGGAAGAATTCTAATGCGGTCTTTGGAAAAGGTGATAGCAGAGATTAAAAAAGATATCCTAGATACCTATAGGGCCCAACAAGATTATATGAATAAGTCTGAGTTGGATACTAGGATTGAAGACCTTAAAAATAAACTGCCAGAAGAGGGGGAAGAGTCATGACTCACTCAGGAGACTGGAAGAGCCACTTTGAGAAGGCGGCTCCTTGGAATGGTGGGCAAGAACTATGCTCGTATTGTGATTCTACAGGGATTGTCAGCACGGATAAAACCCCTGCAGACTACTGGGAGTCGGGACCAATTACAGAAGATAAAACCTGTGAGGACTGTCCTGAGTGTGACCAATGTGACGCTACCCTTATCAAGCTCATCCATCCTAGAATGTTCGTGGTGGAGATACCACAAGGCTATCTTCATCCGTACCCACAACCGGGACCTAGTAGGGAATACATCCCCTTCTACTTCTGCGGTCCTGGGTGCTTCCGGGTCTACATGCACCAGCTATTCCATCCAGATCACAAGCACTACAACTCAAAGACGCACCAACTATTTAGAGATTTCCTCTATCTAGTTATGTCAGGGCAGGATCTGCCCAACTAATTTTCAATAATTGAATGGTACTGGAGGTATTGTGAGTGGCGGACTTTTCTGGAAAAAGTATATCATGAATAGAGAGCTAGAACTCAAAGGAGAGGGGGAGCTAGAACGCTGCCTCATCTGCGGTAATCCCGTAGAACTTACTACCAAGGGGTGCTATATGCACCTAGATATCTACCACCACGCTCCGCTATGGGGAGAGAAAGATGATGACGAACTATGAAAACTCAACTAGACTACATAACAGAAGGTAGCCGGCTGGCTATGTCCTTCATAGATGGTAACAAAGAATATGTAGTTCAGGTGCTTCTTGACCTGGACAGCGAGGGACTTGTAAGGACAGAAGCTCTCGCAATTCTAGCCTGTATGGCTATAGAGCTTCCCGCAGACCACTTGGATAAGCTAAGTGATCTATTGAATAACGCAGCGGCTGAGTATGACCCTAAGATGAGTCGATTCCTATCCAGAAATGTTTAGGAGTTGACAAAATCCAAATTGTGTGGTATAATGTATCCATAGTCGCGGACCTTCTACTAATCGCAAAGCGGTAGTTGGTTCTTATAAGGAGGGAATCATGGACACACCTGTCCGTATATTCATAGTTTCAATGGCAATAGTATTTGGCGTCTTCTTCTGGACGAACACGGCAACTTGCGTGAATTGTCCTGGGATGGCTTGCCAGACCAATGCAGAGTGCGGGACTTGTTCCTGTGCTAAGATGGAAGGACAACCCTGGGGCAGCTGCTTCTGGGTGACCGCTAAATGACACAGGATCCTAGAAAACCTCTTCGACGTTCTCCTTCTCCCCTCGCTCCCGCAGAGCTTGGAATAATCAAGAAGCTCCTCTGGGACGGGATGGCGAACCAAGAAGTAGCAGTGGTGGCTGGCGTTCGCCTAGGTAGGCACGTCCATCCTTCCACTGTATCTAGGATCAAGACCGGAAAGATTGGGGGATCAGTTCTATGGCCTGATGGTAGCCAGGGAGGTATACCTGAACGGTCAGTTGAGGACTGGTCCCCCGATTCTATGTCACTCGCAGAGTGGCCGGATGAGTATCAAGAGACTATTCTAGACACCGTAAACGCTAAGCGAAGAGCGCGAGGGCAGGAAGAGATTCCTCCGGTGTCACTCGACTATCAGACCTATCTTACTTCACCGATAGAGGAGCGTCAGGTACTTGACCCTCTTACGGTACAGGACCTACTTAAATCCGAGGACCGCCGTCGCGCACTCCTTATTAACGAGTTTAAGATCCTCCAAGAGAATGCTCTTGAAGAGAGTTTGCAAGAGTCTATCTTAACCTGCATAGAAGATACAAAAGAAGAGAGGGAGAAAGACACTCCCGAGATTGATATGCTGGAGTGGATAAGATACGATAAGGCTGATTGGTCTGCTGTGCTAGAAATCATCCCCTCTCACCCTCTAGTGATGGAGGCTCTCAGAGAGCAGGATGCTGTCCTAGCTGAGGCTATCGCTATAATCCTACATAATTTCCGAGGTGACCCTAAATCTCTTGACATCGAGGATAGAGTAAAAATAATTTGCTCCTTACTCAATGAGAACCCAGCGCAAAGGGCGCATATTCAGGAGAATTCAGCGGTCGCATCTTTCATGGACGAAGAAGAAAAAGGAGGAGAATGATAGCGTTTGCTCAGTTAGGTTTTCCACTACTACTAATAGCCGCCATAGTGGCAGTTATGTACGAGTGTGCATAGTCTTCACAGGGAAGACAGCACAAAATAAAAAGAAAGAACGAAAATGCAAGAACGAACCATCAAAGCTAAAGTAACCACTGGCCCCCGAGCTAACGAGCCGTTTGAAGTAACCGTCTCGTGGCCTGAGGCAATTCAGGAAGCAGTAGACTCCTGGGGCGACGACGCAGTTTATAGTCGTGCCACTGCTGCTTTTGTAATTGATCTGCAAGCATTCATGCGGAGTGAAATCTCTTCTGATGATTTCTCTGCCGATACACTGCAGGAACGATGCGCCTCCTGGAAGCCAGGGACACGGGCCAAGGGCAAGAGCCGAGCCGAGAAGATCGAGAACATGCTTGGCAAGCTCACTGATGAAGAGCGTAGTGCCCTTCTTGAAAGGTACATCGACTCTGAGGAGTAGATAGCCTATTTGGGTATGATGCTATTAGTGTCCTTTTAGCATCGGGAGCCGTCGACCCCCCTTCCCCTCCTTTGGGGGGAGTAGTACACGGCGTGCGAGATTGGTGGGGATCTCGTTTATATCACTAACTACCAAGAAAGAACAAAAAAATGACAGCCACCCCGATAGAGCCTGTTTTTCCCGCAGAGGGGAAGATACGTCTCTATGACAACTCACGCTTGACACTGTTCGACAGTTGTCACAGAAAATTCTACCTCTCTCACGAACTAGGTTGGAGTCTACAGGGAACCGAGATCGCTCCTGGCTTCGGCAACTGCTGGCACACTGCGATGGATGCAGTATGGAAGTTCCTATGCGCGAAAGTTGATAGCGATCCTATGCGTTATTCATCCACTGCTCACGACGCAGTACATAGGCAAGCCTTCGCCGCTTTTATGCTTGAGTGGATGGATCAAGAACTAGGTGACCCTCAGAACATATCCCTCATGGATACGCTTACACCTAGGAACCCAGCCATAGGGCAAGAGATGCTCTGGAATTATATTCAGACAAACTGGGACTTTATAGCTCAGTGTGAATTGATCGGAGTAGAGCAGCCTTTTATGGTGCTTCTTGACGAGGATGATCCACACCTGCACTATTGCGGCAGGATGGATAAGGTTATCTTCAATAGAAGTACTGGGTTCATAGAGGTAGTCGATCATAAGAGTACTAAAGCCTACGCCAAGCATGGGTTCTTCCGAGACTACTTTTCTGAATCATTCTCTCCCAACTCTCAGGTAGACGGCTATGCCTATGCTGCCCATATGTGCTATGGAGATAAATACGGAGGAGATGTCAGGATCGACGCAGCTCTGGTGCATAAGACAGTACATAATGGTTTCCGCTTTTTCATAACCAAGCGCCCCGCTGCTCAACTGGACGCATGGAGGTGGGAGACTCTGGATAGAATCCGCTCTGTCGAAGCTAATAGAGATGCCCTGGAGATGCAGATAGATAATGACAGAGAAGGTCACGATGTGGGGTATACTCCAGCATTTCGTAAGGATAACGGTGCCTGCTTTGATTACATGAAGGCCTGTGTTTTTATGGATACTTGCAAATACACCGCAGCACCGCATCAGGAAGATCCCCCGCCCGGCTTCTCAGTCAAACGATGGAGTCCATTTAACCAGGTGGACCTCGAAGAACTAGGACTAACCCCAGACAGAACAACGGAGAAATTGTAAAATGACTAGCCCCATAGTATCTAACAAAGTACCCCCGAGTATGAATGCTGCATCTGCAGACATGACCAGTAAGAAGAGAGTCATGCTGATAGGCCCCGCAGGCACGGGGAAGACGCTAGCTGAGTGTACCTTGCCAGGGAGGAAGTTCATCTATGCCTTTGACTCCACGGTGAGGGAGACTATCATAGGAGAGAAGGACATTGACTTCGTAGAGTTCCTCCCCTCTCATGACGAGGCAGATCTCGCTGTTCAGACTCTGAAGAAGGGGGTAAGAGATCCCTCTCGCGGTCGGGCAGAGCCTAAGCAGTATGTGGCATGGGAAGAGGATTGGCACGCGAGGTGTGCGGCTAACTTCTTTGCTGATTACGACTGGGTTTGCTTCGACTCCATGACCAACTTCTCTGACCTCATCATGTCTAGGGTTATGTTCAAGAACGGACGCTATGGCAAGCAGCCCGAGCAGGCTGACTATGGTGCAGAGATGACCGTCATGAGAAATGTCATATCCGACCTGACCAATATAGGCACTAATATCCTCGTCACAGCCCATGTGGAGTTGACTAAGGATGAGTACACTGGAAGAGTCCACGGTCAGATCATGTTCACTGGAAAGAACAGGATCAGAATTCCAACCAAGTTCACAGACATCTTCGCTACCGCAGTAGAGGAGGACGACAAGATCGGGGCTAGGTTCCTAGTCAGGACAGTACCTGATAGATTGAACCCCGTAGTCCGAGTCTCCAAATCTCTCAAAGCTCAAGGATTGACGGATGTTGAAGATGTAACAGTGGATCTTAGTCAGCCTTTGCCTGGTCAAGGACTAGGTAAATTTTTTGCCGACTAATTTTCAATAAATGAACGATTCCCTAACGTGGGCGTAAGCCCGCATAACCAGAAAGAAAGAAAGCAAAGAAACAAATGGCATACGTAGAAGACGCACTTAGTCAAGTACAAGAACGACAAATCCATCCTGAGGGAAAGGTAGATCTTCGGATCACCTCATTTACCCCCAAGACCTTTAATTCAGGTCGAACAGGATACCTCTCTGTGATGGAAACAGAGTCTAATGATGGAGTGGAGTACGAACCCGTATTCCATAACATCATGAATCCTACGGAGGAGGAACTGGACAGTAATCCTGCCCAAGTCAACCGATTCCAACTGGACAAGAAGCGATTCCTGACTTCCTTTGGGGTCACTATCGACGACAACGGAGGGTGGGATGATGAGTCTCTCCTCGGAGCAGTCTCGTCTACTTGTTCCTTGAAGATTAAGGAGTATCAGGGGAGGCAGAGCAGTGAACTCGTCCTGCCCCGTCTGAATCGTTAATCTGTAAATAATAGAAGGGCACCTTTAGTGGGGTGTGTCGCTAACAGAGAGAATTGGGGCGACATTCTAAGGGTGCCCTTCTTATGGGGGATATAATGAAGGCCGGAGAACCTGTACGAGTTACTTTCGAGCTTGATAGAGAGATATCAAATACTATCAATGACCACGTTCCGTGGGGACTGAAAACTAAACTTCTTGTAGCAGTTTGTAAATTACTGGCAGATGCTTTAGATCGAGATGGTTTAGCTGTAGCCTCCCTACTCATGAACGGAGATATGAAGCTAGTTATGAAAGCTACTAGGAAAAATAATGGATGATATTAGACTAGAACGGCTTCTCAAATCTGTTGACACTATGTCATCTCAGGAGCTTAGGGAGGCTATAGGAGAGGTGCGACGGGATAGAGCACAATCTAAGAAGGTTCAGAGAACATCTACTAAACAAGGTCGTCAGCGTAAAGTTGACAAGCTAAGTGCCTTGTTGAATAGTATGTCTCCAGAAGAACGTAGAAAGGTATTAGGGGCGAAGAAAAATGGCTGATGATATTTTGGTAGAGATGATAAACGTAGGTGACCGGTATCGGCAGAACTATGGAGACATAGAAGAGCTAAAGGAATCTATTGAGAAGCACGGAGTGATCCAACCCATTACTATCTGTATCTCATTAGATACCCCCTCTAGCTATGACCTAGTGGCCGGTGGCCGTAGGCTAGAAGCAACCCGCATGGCGGGGTTGAAAACTATACCGGCAGTAGTTAGAGAGATCGCAGGGGAAGAGGATCTGAGAGAGATTGAACTGGTAGAGAATATCCAGCGAAAAGATCTTGACTGGCCCGAGCGATGTCTCCTAGAGGAGCGGATCGTCGAGTTGAAGGGGAGCCAGTCTGCTGCTGCTGATACCCTAGACCACTCCGTAGGCCTGACAAACCGCCACGTGCAGATGGCGCAGGCTATGAAAATGATCCCCGAGCTATCTCAATGTAAGAACATAGCCGAGGCTGAACGACAGCTGAAGAAGTTTGAAGAGTCAGTCTTAGTAGAGGCACTCAAGAGAAAAGCAGATGATTCTCTCGATCTCCAGCATGATGTCACTATCACCGGCGATGCCCGGAAGGATGCTCGGCTGGCTAAGAGGTTGGAAGATATCAGCTACTTCTACAACATTGGCGATGCTTTAGAGGGGATGCGGAATATCCCAGAAGGTAGACAGTTCCACTTTGCCGAGGTAGATCCCCCTTATGGAATTGATCTGGCAGACCAGAAAAGAACTTCTTCTACTACAAATATCAATAGAACTGATGGCTATACCGAAGTTAGTGAGGATACCTACCATGACTGGACTGTATCCATAGCCAAGGAAGTGTACCGACACCTAGAACATGGCGCATACTGTGTCTGGTGGTTCGCTCCCACAATGGCCGAGGAAGTTCGGACTGCTCTTATAGAGGCAGAGTTCGAAGTTGATGGTATCCCGGCTATTTGGGTAAAGCCGAACGGTCAAACACAGCAACCTCATCTTCACCTGGCACGTTGCTACGAACCTTTTTATATCGCCAGGAAGGGAAAGGCTACACTGAAGAAAGCTGGTAGAGGAAATGTATTCGCGTTTAATCCTGTGTCTCCTAATAAAAAGGTACATCCTACGGAGCGTCCTATCGAGCTGATCCAGGAAATACTTGATACCTTCTCTTACCCAGGGTATAAAGTTCTCTGTCCTTTTCTCGGTTCTGGTAAGACTCTAATTAGCGCCCTGTCCAGGGATATGCACGCCTATGGATGGGATCTTAACGAAGAATATAAGGACCAATTCCTAAGAATCTGTGTAGATTACTTCATAGAAAACGAGGAAGATGGTGACCTGAAGGGAGAAGAAGGGGATGTACAATACTAATGCCTATACCGAGGGAGATCCTAACTCGCTAATAGCCTTCGTGGCAGAGGCTCCGGCTAGGGTGGAGGAAGTAAGAAATCGCCCCCTAGTCGGGGAGAGCGGGATAGTATGGGACACCCTACTGCAAGCCGCAGGAATCTCTCGATCAGAAGCATTCACCATAAACTGTGTAAAGCATCGCATATCTAGCCCAGATAAGTATATGACAAAATCTGGTCTTACTACGGAAGGTATGGCGGTTCGAGATGATGTTAAGGAAAGGTTAAAGAATTGTAAGGCTAATGTAATAGTGGCCCTAGGGAAACTTTCCACTTGTATCCTAACAGGCGAGACAGAGATAACAAAATACAGGGGGTCCATCCTACCCAGCACCCTCCTTCCAGGTAAGAAAGTAATACCTACCTACCACCCCGCATATACCCTACTAAGGCGAGGCCCTGGAAACTATCTATTCCGATACGATATAGTTGCAGATCTAAAGCAAGCTAAGAGGCATAAAGAATTCCCTGAGATTCCTGCTCCTACGCTGGAAGCCATTCTAGATCCTACCTTTAATCAGGTTATTGATTTTATAGATATGGTGAATAGAGATCCTAAGATAAACATCTTCGGGTATGATGTAGAGTGCTATAATAACCAGATCTCTTGTCTCGCTATAGCACCTCATAAGGATCTATCTTTCTGCGTGCCCTTCGTGAATAGATGGAACGAGGCTCAAGAAACACAGATATGGCTTGCCCTCTGTAAACTAATGAAGAACACCGAAGTAACCAAGGTGATGCACAACTTTCTATTCGACGTCTCGTACACATGGCATCAATCTAAGATCCTCACCCGAGGGCCTATTGAGTGTACTATGACCGCTTATAGAACCATGTACCCAGATATGCGCTCAGGCCTAGACCATCTAGTATCTATCTACACCGAGCATAGATACTATAAAGATGATAGAAAGCTATGGAAGACTCCCGCCAGAGATCCTATGGCATTTTGGCTTTATAACTGCAGGGACTCAGCATATACTATAGAAGTCTGGGAGCATGTGAAGAAGGAACTCGAGGCTGATGAAGATTATAGCAAGATGTACAAAGAGGACATGGAATTAACTGACCCTCTTCTATGGATGATGACAGCGGGTATCCCGATAGATGTAGAGCAGCTGAACATAATGAAAGCTGATGTAATTAAGGAACTCGCGGAGACGGTAGAGGAGTTGCATTCAACTGCTAGGGAAGAGTTTAATCCTGGCTCTGCCGTCCAGGTTATTAAGTATTTCTATGACACCCTAAAATTGAAGCCTTACCTAAATAGGGGCAAACGAACCTGTGATGATAAGGCTCTTTCAAGAATTGCCCGGAGAGATAATCTCCCCGAAGCAAGAATACTGCAGAAGTGGCGACACCTGGATAAACTGCGTAGCACCTATTTGGAATTGGAGTATGACCCGGATAAGAAACTAAGATGTTTCTATCAACTGAAGGGTACAAAAAGTGCCCGGCTATCATCAACCAAGACTCTTAAAGGAACTGGTCTGAACATGCAAAATTTAGATCCGGCCTTTAAGAGATTTCTATACTGTGAAGGAGAAGAGGATGGGAGCTAGACTACCGCTAGGACGTAAGCAAGAGATTTTCGCAGAGCATTTAAGTACACTAATATCCCTGATGTTCGCGTCGGGATATAGGGTTCGTTACGGGGAAGTGGAGAGATCCAAAGCTGAAGCATTCCGTAAAGGATTCCCCAACAGCAATCATACCCGACGTCTTGCTGCTGATCTGCATCTATTCAGAGATGGAAAGTATTTAATGCAGACAGAAGATCACGAAACCTTTGGGATCATCTGGGAATCCTTCTCTCGGAAGATCGACGGAGTTTGGGTTCAGTTCTGCTGGGGTGGTCGCTTCCGAGACGGCAATCACTATTCAATCCAACATGGGAAGGTGAAGTAAATGAAAAAGGCTTGCTTAGTCGAGCTAGACCTTCGCCAAGCTGAGTGGATCGTCACTGCCTTTGCCGCACAAGAACCTAAGATGATGGAGATTTACTGGTCGGGGCAGGATCCACATCTCTCCACTGGTACCCTCATATCAGGGGCTCCTCCAGAGGTGGTACGAGAAGACAGTAAGCTCGTAGGTCACTTAACTGATCCTGTGGAGATAGCTAAGAAAAGGAGTAAATTCAAAGTTGAGACGATGGCTAGGTTCTACTTTCCTCGCTCTATGGCTATTCGACAGGCGGGGAAAAAAAGTAACCACGGATTTAATTATAGGATGGGCTATAAAAGATTTGCTTTAGAGAACGAAATTAAAGAATCAGAATCTAAAACAATCCACGAGAAATACCACAAGGCATATCCTAATCTCTACTCATGGTATCAATCAATAGAAGAGGAGATGAGAACTACTAGAACTCTCAACACTTGCTTCGGGGATAAGCGTAGATTTCTAGGAGCATATACCACCGAGATGGTAAACGAAGCTATCTCATGGATACCCCAGACTACCGTGGCACGGGTCACTAAGTATGGTATGTATGCAGTATATAATGACTCTAGGCTAAAAGATAAAATGGATCTACGGGCGAACGTCCACGATTCTATCCTAGTCAGGGCAACCTACTCTTCTATCGCAGAATTAATAGACTTGCTCAGACTTTCAAAATCTCACATGGGGGAACATCTAGAATATCATCATAGAGAATTCACTCTTCGCGTAGACATTAAGGTGGGGGTAAACTGGGGCTTTATGGAAGACATCCCTGAAAAAATAACTGACGAGGGGGTGGTCTCCGAGGCCCTGGAGAAGAGCGTTGTCAAAAGCGAAGAAGCGAAAACTGGATGATCTCCTAGTATCGTGGCTAGAGTATACTAAGAATACCGAGAGTCCTACTCCGTATCATCTCTGGTCATGTATATCCACTATAGCCGCTACAATGGAACGCAGAGTATACCTCGACTGGGGGCATACCAAGATATACTCTAATATGTACATCTGTCTCATCGGACCTTCAGGAGGACGAAAGGGGGAACCTATATCTATTGCTCGGGATTTCCTCGGCCATGTCAGAGTGAATATAGTATCCCAATCTATTATTCGGGAGGCGCTAATTAGGAGGATGAAGCAGGTAGCCACCACCTACCCCACAGCAGACAGGACCCTAGAAAATCAGAGTGCTATGGCAGTAGTATCCCCCGAGCTTGCGGTATTCCTCGGGGAGAATAACATAAAACTTCTGGCTGATCTAACAGACTGGTATGACTCTCATCCTAAGTGGGTATATGAGACAAAGGGATCGGGCACGGATGAAATCATAGGGGTGTGTTTTAACATGCTAGGAGCTATGGCACCTGACTGGATACCCCTAGTCATACCTCACGGAGCTATCGGTGGTGGGTTCACCTCTCGTATTATATTTGTAGTTGAGCATAAAAAGGGAAAGACTATTACCAACCCCAACTTGCATGGAGTGGACAGGAGCCTAGGAGCAGATATAAAACATGACCTAGAACTCGTCAAGATGCTATCGGGATCATTTGAGTTTGATCCTAAAGCACTAAAGCTATACGAGGAATGGTACGCAAATGAAGATGATAAGATAGATTTGGGTATGCCCCCTATCAAAGATCCACGTTTCTCCGGCTATGTCTCTCGGAGGGCCACTCATATAAAGAAGATAGCGATGGTTGTATCAGTTGCTAGGTCCTCTACATTGATCATCACAGAGAATGACCTGCTCAGAGCTAAGGGCCTGATGGAAACCGCAGAGGTTAATATGTCTGATGTCTTCGGGAAGGTAGGCAGGACAATCTATACTGCCCAGACCCAGGAGGTAATGGATATAATCAGGAGTAGGGGGGAGATGAAGAGGTCAGAACTTATGCGTATAATGTATAGAGATGTGGACGACTCTATGATGCGGGGGATAGAAGCAACTCTCACAGCTATGAGGGTTATATCCTCTACCCCCATCACCGATGGGAGACTTGATTATATGTTCAAGTGGATCGGGAATTAGTAGCCCTCAATAATTGAATACCGCTAGGCCCGTAGCTCAGGGGTTAGAGCATCAGTCTTATAAGCTGAAGGTCCTGGGTTCAATTCCCAGCGGGCCTACCATTACCGCTCAGATCCTTCAGCCATATAAGCTGTGCTGTCGGGGGATGGGCGATTAGACTCATACCTACCAGATCGTATCCCCGACTATGTAACATCATAGATGTGTTCACATTATCACTTTGAGTTTGCGTAACGAACTGAGTTCCCCCGTCATCACGGATACATTTTAGGGCTCTATCAAGAATCTTTATACCCTCTCCGCAGGATCGGTACTTGGGATGCACCCTAAAGTCATGCCCTAAAGCTCTTCCCCCCGCCATATCTGTCAGGGCAAGACCCCCTACCATTCTTCCCTCGTCCCTAGCTACTATAAATTTCCACTTGGCTACATTATACACATACTTCCAATCAGTAGGTTTATTGCCAGGGATAGCATCCAGGTTTTGTTCGTATGGATGGTCTAACTTTTCCTCACGTAACTCAATTCCAATGCTCCCACATTTTCTTGGATATGGTTTTAGTATGGACTTTACCGTCCACGATATAGGAATATCCTCGTACTCCTCAATCACTGACATATCACACACCTCTATTTCCCAAGCCATCAATCTGCCTCCCTTATTGCACGTAGAATAGTCTCCGTGTGCGCTCGTTGCTCCATCCTTAGCTCTCTTATATCCTGCTTTACTTCCACTAAAACTGTCTTATTACGCCTAACCTCTACTACAACCCCCTCGACTTTAATTTCCACAGTTCTTACATCCCTCTCATGCGCTGCCTCAGGATGTTTAGGCTCTCCGCTATGACTATATGTTATCATGAATAAAGATCCTACAGCAGTAGATATTAATGCCACAGCACCAAGAAATAGGCTAAAGTTAGTTCCGTTGCTATTGCGGGTCACGTTTATCTGCTTTTCCTACCCGGTCCCATTCCTGTTTCAGGTCATGGGCAGTGCGAGTTATCATTTCAACTCTTGTTATTCCATCTTCTAAAAACCGTACTCTATCTATTAGCCTAACAAGTATAGTAAGTTGTTCCTGCTGAGCTGTGCGTATTAGTTCTGCTAGACCATCTATGGAATTCGATAGAGTATTCATCAACCATCGAACTATTACCCAAAATGCTCCCGCGATAGATAGTGCGGCAAAGATCGGAAACCCTAACTTAGTTACAAGTTCATGGGCATCCATTTATTTCCTTTACTAGTCCCTAAGAATCTGTAATAATAACCACTGCAATCTTCCCTGGCGTTACCTCCGCTGTAGTAATAGTTCGGATAGTCTTAGTATTAACTATACCTTGGAGATAGTCATTGACATCTTTCGCTAGGGATGCGGTTGAACTGTCTTGGGTAGCATCTGCGGACCCCACTATTATCTTAGTATCAGTATCAAAATTAGCCATTAGTTTCCTCTCATAGCTTTTATTCCGTCACAGTATCTGTCCACTTCACCTATCCAAATTAACAAGGCTTCATGAGTATCAGACACTATCAATTCCTCAACATCATCCACGGCGGGTACTGTTATAGGGGGACAGGCAGGAGGCCTACCGGCCCAAACTCCGGCGCAGCTTACTGACCAACTCACGCCCAGAAGCAGCAGGCTTTTCCATAACTTTGTCGAAAGCATTTCTTTTATCCTGTCCTTCCTGGAGGGAATCCCTCTCTGCTATAGACTTGCCGCTAGATTTTGATACCCTAACTAGGATACCTATAACCAGCACAAATAACAATACTCCACCAGCTACTATATATAAGCTAGTCATTTATCTCCATTCCTTGTATCCTCCAGGATCACACTCTTTAGGCC